AGTGGGCTGCTAACAACCCAGACAAGGTACTGAATACCAGACTAAAGAAGGCGTACGGTATCACACTGGGTGAATACAACCAACTTGTTGTGAGCCAAGACGGATGCTGTGCGGTATGTAAAGTTACTTTTACGGACAGAGCAGTGTTTGGAGCAGACCGACCTGTTGTAGACCACTGCCATGTAAGCAACAAAGTGCGCGGCATCTTGTGCTCAAATTGCAACGTCGGTATAGGTCTTCTCAAGGAAGACCGTAATGTACTGGCGAACGCCATAGAGTACCTAAAGGCCGCGTAAGGTAAATGGAGGAGTAGTAAGTGCAGCATAGACTTCCGACCGACGCAGCGGAGCGTAAAAAGACTCCATTGTGGTCCGGTCTCGTACAGTATTTCCCCGACGCGCTTGTAGCCGTCGCCAAGCTATCCCAAGCAGGGAACGACCAGCATAACCCCGGACAACCTATTCACTGGAGCCGCGAGAAGAGCGCGGACCACCAAGACACGCTGCTGCGCCACCTGTTCGACTCTGGAACGGTAGACGTAGACGGGCAGCTTCACAGCACCAAGGTTGCATGGAGAAGCCTAGCCATCCTGCAACTTGAGATTGAGCGGAACCGCAAGCAGCATGAACAGTTCGAGAAGCAAGTAGCAGAGAACAAAGTGAATCGTGACCTGCTGGCGGCGGAGCTGCAAAACGAGAACAGGTAAGTGACCAAAGAAGACATCATTCGAGAGGCGTGTTCTCTGGATGACGCCAAAGGGAAGTTCGCCGTTCGCATGTACAACAACGGATACATGATTGAAGGCGACCCGATAGCGTACTGGCAGGAGAACCTGTTTGGTTCCCCGGACGTTATCGTGCGGAGCAAGGTCCGCAAAAGGATAAAGAAAACAACATGAGCAATGCGTTTGAGCAAGACCTCGCCAAGGTTGGCAAGGTAGCAGTCGGTATCGTCGATGGAGAGTACATCCTTGACGGCGTGAAGTATCTCGGCAAGGCAGCGGCAGTGTTCGCGACGGCCATCAAGGACCAGCCTGCGTTGAAGACGGCCCTGACCACGGTGGCCAAGGACGGCGCCAAGATTGTCGGCGAGCTGGGTTCGGTCATCGCGGAGAAGGGAATCAACTGGACGGACGACCAAGCGCTTGTGAGCCAAGTGACGGCGTTCCTCGTCAGCGACCTGAACGGTATGCTGTTCCCGCTGATTGAGAAAATCTTCGGCGAGCTGAAGACGGATGTAGTCGCTACCCCGGCAGCCCCGGCGCCCACAACCACCGTTGCTTAATCCAGACGAGCTGGCCCTGACCTTCAACTGTCCTCACATCGGAAACGACGGGTGGGGATGCGGAGCGGCGGCTGGCTCGGAGTGTGACTGGCAACACGACGGCGTAACTGCCCGTCTTGCAGCGCACGAACGGTTCCATGCGGAACTAATCATGCAGACCTCGATAGAGGGCACTGTAGAGATTCCCAAAGAAGTCATCGATAGAGCAGTCCTCGATTTGGTGGACTGAAGCAACAGGGCGGCGCTCGTACAGGTCGCCCGTTGTTTTCTATTGGAGTAAAGATGCCGACATTCCCTGTCAAGGGTAAGCCCCTGAGTAACTGGCTGCAAGAGTGGTTCGATAAGCCATGCGACAGCAACACCAACAAGACCAATAGGGTCATCAAGAAGACAGACCTCATCAAGACAATGGACAAGAGCACGGAGAGGGCCAAGAAGTGAGTAGTAGCACCGAGATGAGCTTATTTGCTCAGACAATTATGCAGCAGAAGTATTCCCATACAAAGAGCGACGGCACCAAAGAGACGTGGGAAGAGATTGCAGAGCGAGTAGCCAAGAACGTACTAAGGGCAGTAAAGGCACCAAAACGGCAGGTTGATTTAACCGCCAAAATGATTGCAGAGCGCAAGTTTATTCCGGGCGGCAGGTACTTGTACGCAGCGGGGCGCCCGTTTCACCAAGTTCAGAACTGCCTCTTGATGCGCGTGGAAGATAGTCGTGAGGGTTGGGCAGAGCATCTAAATAAGTGCGCGATGGCCCTCATGACGGGAGCGGGAATAGGTATCGACTATTCCCTCATTCGACCGGAGGGGGCGGTTATAAACAAGACAGGTGGGTTCGCTACCGGACCTCTAGCCTTGATGCAGATGACCAACGAAGCTGGTCGTGGGATTATGCAAGGTGGGTCGCGCCGCTCGGCTATTTGGGCAGGATTGAATTGGGCGCATGCTGACGTAAATAAGTTTGTGAAGATGAAAGATTGGTCTCCCGAAGTAAAGTCACTCAAGGCGAAGGACTTCAACTTCCCAGCTAAAATGGACGGGACTAATATCTCTGTGCAGCTTGACGATGAGTTCTTCAAGGCGTACTACGACCCTAAGTATGTGTACCCTGTTATAGACCCGGACAGCCCAGATAAGTACAAACACGCGACCCACGAGTGGGCGCGGTCAGTTTACTGGGAGACCGTCAGACATATGCTGGAGTCTGCGGAGCCGGGCTTCAGCGTGGACTGCGGAGAGGATACAGGCGAGACCTTGAGAAACGCCTGTACAGAAGTGACCAGCCGTGATGATTCAGATATATGCAATCTAGGAAGCATAAACATTGCGCGGATTGAATCTTTAGAAGAGATGCAGCAAGTAGTAGAACTTGCAACATATTTCCTTCTTGCCGGAACGGTGTACAGTGACGTGCCGTACGGTAAGGTAGGGGAAGTTCGTAGCAAGAACCGCAGGCTTGGTCTTGGCTTGATGGGCCTGCACGAATGGCTTCTCAAACGCGGCTTGAAGTACGGACCTAATGATGTGCTGGCTAAATACCTAGAGATTTACTCCACAAGTACAGAGCTGGCAGCATCCAAGGCGGACCAGTGGGGACTGTCACGTCCCATCAAGACACGCGCCATCGCACCGACAGGGACCATTGGTATCGTGGGCGAAACAACGACTGGTATTGAGCCTATCTTCTGCGTAGCCTACAAACGCCGCTATGCAAAAGGGAGCGAGTGGTATTACCAGTATGTCATAGACCCTACCGCGAAGCGTCTGATTGATTCCGGTGTCCCGTGGGACAGCATCGAGGACGCGTATTCTCTGGCACAAAACCCGGAGCGTCGTGTCGCGTTTCAGGCATGGTTGCAGCAGTATGTAGACCACTCCATTAGCTCAACGCTAAACCTACCTGAGTGGGGGTCGAAGCTAAACAACGAGGGTCTTGTAACAGACTTCGGTGAAATGCTTATCAAGTATCTACCAAAGCTCAGAGGAATAACGTGCTATCCCGACGGTGCCAGAGGTGGTCAACCGTTGACTCCTGTTAGGTACTCAACGGCAATTAAACATGAGGGGCAAATCTTCATCGAGGCTGCTGACATCTGTGACATAACCAAAGGTGGAACTTGTGGCTCTTAGGCGTCAGGACGCCGTGCGTAGAGAGCGCAAGTTAACTAAAGGAGGCAGCCCGTATTACATCTACTACTTTAGCTGCTCCGTGTGTGAAGTGGAGATATCATCGCAGCACAGCTACCTGCCTAAGCACTCTGGGATGTGTCCGTCTTGCGTACGTAAAGGTCCTAAGTTCATTGCAGCATACGGGCAACTCTTAGGTAACAAACACAAGCGAAGGGTAGATGTAGAACTTACCTACGAAGAGTTCTTTAGGCTATGTGAGATAGAAACGTGTCACTATTGCTACGAACCCATAAACCGGACTGTAAAGCGCGGTGAGAAGGGATACAGAGGGTACTGTCTGGACAGAAAGGACAACGACCTATCATACACGATGGACAACTGCGTGCCGTGTTGTTGGAGATGTAATCAGACGAAAGGTAATCGCTTCACATACGAGCAGTTCATGAAGATTTCCGAAGTGATTCGTTCCTTCGGCACGGTACGGTAAAAGGAGAATGTACTTTGGCAACACCCATTCAAATCCCGCTCACACAAGAGCAATACAAGGAGAAGGTCGCGCAGCTTGAGACTCTCGGTGTCCATCTTACCGGAACGCAGGGAGCTATCAGTAAAGAAGGCGTCACTGTCAACTATGCATACGATGGTCATCAAGTGGTCCTCAATGTAGTCCATAAGCCCTTTGCGTTACCTATGTCTGTCGTAGAAGGAAAGATAAAGGAGTGGTTCAACAGTTAAGATGAAAATCAAACAGTATCTTTTGGCAGCGGTCGCCACGGTTGCCATAGCACTAGCGCCTGTGAAAGCACAGGCACAATACGCTTACAGCGGATTCGGTCCCCCGCAGGGGTCATGTAACCCCGGAACGCTGGGCATCGACCGGGTTACCGCTACTTTATATAAGTGCAACACGGGTGGTGGGTGGGTAGCCGAGAGCAGCGGAAGCTCCTTCAACGGTGGTGCTGTAGGGAACGGTATTACCGCTCCCTTCTTCTCGGCTACCGGACCCGGAGCGGGAGTCTACACCTTCGGCGCAGGCAGCGCACCTGCATCCATCGCGAGCAACGCCGTCACTGAAGGCGGTCCAGCGACGGTCACAACGTCCTACTACGCTCCTCCTCCAAGCGCACCTCCACCGAACGACGGCAACGCTTACGTGATGGCGTACACCTTGGTGTCAACAACTCCTTATGACGCGCTTTCAGCAAACTGGGTTCTTCCGACAGGCTCTTCCCTCGGTGGGGCCAGCTTCTCCAGTCAAGGCGGCGGGTATACGAGCTTTACCTTCAACGGCAACAACTCAGACGGCTCACGCCTCGGTATGGTGGCCGGAGGAACCGGAGACTCTAACCTGTACCTCGACACCCCCGGTGGGGCCGGATTTACCTTCCGCGTCAACAACGTTGCGAAGGCGTTCATCAACGCGAACGGCGTGGTGACCGCGTCCGTGGTCTTGAACGGCTCCACGCCCACCCAAGGGGCGGCGTGTTCGGTAAACAATGCCATTGTCGGCGCAGACAGCACACACCTGTATGTGTGCATTGGCAGCGTTATTAAGTCCGCGACACTCAACTAGAAGGAGTTAAATAATTTGAAGAAGCGGTTTCTAGCTTCCGTTGCCGCCCTCCTGTTTCCGTTCCTAGCGAACGCACAGATAGGAGGGTCGGCAACTGTAGGAGGCACGGCATGGGCTGGGACACCCTCCGGTTCCCTTGCCCTCAGCAACGTTGTCCCGTATAGCACGGACCATACCATCTCTGTAAGTTTCGGCACTAACGTGTTCGCGACGCCCGGCCTCACCTGCGGTGTGACATCCGGGACCTACAATCTAGTTGCGCGTGATAACGGTATCGACATCGATAGCTCGGTCAATCACGTACAAATCGTTGCCGGTCTCCAGCCCTCGACTACTTACTACTGTCAGGTCAGTTCCACGGCGGGAGGGTCTACGGTTACGTCTACCTTCAGCATCGCGACAACGGCCACACCCGCCAACATCCCTGCGACCGGAGTTTCGTATTCGACGCCTATCGACTACAACACCATCAGTCCGCCATGCGTGGCCAACGCGGACACCATGTACAACGCGGAATCAAACGACGGTCTGACCTATTTCTTGCTGGACGATACAAACGGGTGGTTCTGCGACGGCACAGCGTTGAGCGGTTCAAAGTCCGGCAATATGACGATTGGCGTGTGGACTTCAATTAGCCCTCTCCAAGGTCACACCCTCAACTGGATGACGGCGTTCGGAGCGGCGACGACTGCGTCTACTTACAATAGCCGTTCTTCAAAGAACTCTGGCCTGCTGGCGATGGACGGTAAGTTGTTTATGTGGAACGGTGGGCAACAGAACTGGTGTTGCGGTCTGCCTTCTAGCGCCCCGGCGTTTCTTCAGGACGGCGGTAATCTACTCATGAGCGGTGACCACGGACGTACGTGGAATAACTTCCAGAAGGTAGGAACGTACCTCCAAAACGGAAAGCCTATCACCGCTGCGATGTTCTCGACTTCCTCTCCTACGACAATGGGGTCATGCACCTTCGTCATGTACGACAAGGATGACGGGACTTTGGGATACTTCAGTGCGGTGAACCGGCACGACCAAGCCGACGCCTTCGTCTACCTGCACTGTAACGACGGGTACTGGAACAACGGGAACGCCTTGTATCTCGTGCGCGTGCTCCGCGCCAAGATACAGAACCTGAATCCTGCCGACTATCAGTGGTACATAGGCGGCGACGGCTCGCAGGACTCGGCGTGGTCGAACAGCATGACGAGCGCACAGGCTATCATCAGCGCGACCGGCCAGATTGGCGAACCGGCGTCGAACTACGTTACGTCGCTGAACACGTATCTGGTCACCACGTTCTACTACCCCAACGGTCTGGCACAGAGTAACCCGCAGCAGGGAGACGTTACATGGGTGACGTACAACTGCACTCATGTTTGGGGACCATGTAATGTCATCAACACAACGAATTGGCCGACGCAGGGATACTACAACCCTGTGCCTATCCACCCGACAATCCTCTCTGGATTGACACCAACCGTCCTCTTTACGAGCGGCTTCTCGACCGGTTTCAGCTATCACCCGTACCTCTCCACCATGACCATCCAGCACTAAGGTAGGATAGGGAAGTGGGTAACCGTCTGAAGGGCGTATATCAACGCAACGAGGAAGACTACGATGAGTACCGTCCTCAGCATCTGTACTGTCCCTTCGGACAGGCGTAAGGTAGATAGCGTAACAACCCTCCAGAGAACGGCCAGAACTGCTAGAAGCGCGACTGTCCTCATCCACGACATGCTCACTTTATACCACAACTACATAAACACGAAGCCCCCGGCGACCTTGATTGGTTACCGGGGGCTTTTTCTTATTTGCGTTGGAAGAAGCAATAGATGAAGTAGAGCAAGAACCCTAGCAGGACGAGGAGCACTCCTGTGTCCAAATTCATTATCGGTTATCGCCTTCGCTTTTGATGACGTTGCGAGACTTGCGGTCGTAGAGCTTCTTGAGGTTCGCAGCGGCTACCTCATCGAGCGAGACCTTCAGTTCAGAGGCGAGCGCAGCGGCGTACCACAGTACGTCACCAATCTCCTTCACCAGCTCGTACTTCGTCTCGTCGTTGAGGTCGGCGCCGCTGGTGATGCCAAGGTTGCGCCAGAGCTTCTTGATTTTGTCTACGGTCTCACCGGACTCCCCGGCAAGCCCAAGGGCAGGGTAGATGAGGTTGGCGCCCCGGTTGGGGTACTCCGCCGTTCCTACAGCCTGCGCTTGATAGTCGTTGAACTGCATGGTTATTCCTTTGGCTGGTGGTAGAGCACGCGAGCCGTATTGAGTTTGCGGGCTTCGTTCCGCCCTGTGAGCTGGTCACTGACCGCAGCGAAAGGACTTGCCACGGCCAGTGCAGCGAGAAAGAGAACGGCCCTAAGCCGCTGCCTCAACTGCATCGAAAGCACCTGCTCTTGCCCTCTCTATTAGAATGAGTGTGTTCTCTTCCATGTCGGTGAGAGTCTCAAGCGGCTTATCTTCCGGTAGAACTATTACGTCGATGGTTGTGTTGGCATCGGCGTTGTGCAGAATCTTACTGAGCTGGAAAGGATGAACCTCCACCACGCGAGGATTCGCTGTAGTCGTCTGTCTCATCCGAATCCCGTGGATTACGATGTCTCTCATGCGGCCTCTGCTACCTCTGGCTTGTTGCGGACGCGGTCCACCTTGCACTTGCGGTTGTTGCGAGGGTCGCGCCATGTGCCGAGGGTGGACTGGCTGAACTTGCGCTCCGCCCGGTCCTCTGCGGTCCGCTCGCACGGAACCTTGGTGGCCTGAATGTCGGTCCCCTGTACGAAGTAGAGGAAAACCGGGGCGCCCCGCTTGAGCTTGGGTACAGGCTTCTTGAACTTCTTGCCGTTGTTCTTCTTGGCGTACTTGCTGCCTGCGGACCCGTTCGGCTTCGGTCCCTTAGTGCGTGCGTGAGCTACGGCTCGCTTCTTGTTATCCCCTGCTGCGTTCATGTACTTCTCCCTTAGTTGATGGTGATTCGGCCCCTGCGTTGACTAAGCGTTTGGTTTCCATAAAAGGGACCGTCTAGCGGTCCTTGATTACTGCCCAGTCTGTAGCCAGAAAGTCATCCATCATGAAAAGCGGACCCTGATAGTCGTTACCGGATACATGATGAAGGAAGACGTTGTGTAGCTCGCTGTACTCAACCCAACAAGTAGCTATGTACCTCTCACGCTTCACCTTCTTACCGCTTCTGCATAGCTCCATTGCATGAATGAAGTTCATTTAGTCGAACACCTCGTTCTTGGGAGCTTCCTCGCACCAGCAGACGCCGTTGTTGTACTGGCGCCACGGGCAGAACGTCTCGCGAATCCAGAAGCCCCAGCTACGCGACTTAGGAGCGGTCTTGACGATGGTCCAGACAGGCGTATTGTCTTTGAGGATGACCCGGTGCTTCCACTCGTCAGGACGCCGTAGAAGGCTGAAGCGTGGGTAGAACTTCATCTTGCGGTGCTCGGTGCCGTCCGGGGAGGTGAGGAAGGTGTACCCCAGTGGAACGATGGAGCCTTGCAGAGGAGTCTCTTCCCAGTACCCGCGAGTGAGGATAAGACTGGTGAACGACCACGGATGGTCGTGAAGATGTGGGTCTTCGTCCCCACGATAGAACTTGTGCAGGTAGAGGCGACCCTTTCCCTTGTTCTTGCCGAAGTCCTTATCACGCGGATAGAGGAAGAAGCGGCGCAGGTAGATGTCCGGCGAGTCATCCCTCAGGATGTCGGTGTAGGGGAATAGCTTGCATAGAAGTCGCTCGATGAGAGAGGGTTGCACTGGGTTACTCATGTGTGTTGTACTCCACGGGCGTCACCCGGAATTTCGTACCGGAGTTGGCGGGAGCCTCAGAGTTCCACTTGGCCGCGTAGCTGGCATAGCTCTCGCGCTCATAGGCAGCGATAGAACCTCCCGGAAAGGTCATGGGCTTCCAGTTGTCAGAATCTGTAGTCTTCTGCTCGACGATGTAAATCATCGTTCTCCTCCTTAGAACATCCGGTCGATAATCTCGATGAGATACCCGGCGTTCACCTTCTCCGGGTCTTTAGCCTTCAGATTGGAGATAAGCTGTACGAAGTACGCGGTGTCCACTCCGGTCAGTTGGTCCTCCAGCACCTCAATGCTGGTAAGGTCTAACTGACTAATCTGCATACACATCTTGAGAATCTGTCCGGCATTGATACGCCAGCCTCGTGTGATGAACTTACGCAGTCGAACGATGGAGCACACGGGGTACTTACTGCCGACGTACTTCAGCTCCTTGGACAAGATGCTTTCAAGGGCTTCCTGACGCAGAACAAGATTTCCGTCCCAGCTCGTCCAATATGAAGTGCAGTGAACGAAGTCGTAGTTCTCGTGAATCGTGTCTGGCTCCCCATAGAAGCGGAGGACAATTTGAATCTTGTCGCTTAGGGTGATGGCGTTCGAACTAAGGAACACCGGACGGAACTGTCCTTCGTTTTCCTTTACCAACTCCATCTTCGTGTCTTCTAGGGTGTCTTCAGTCTCTCCGGGGTTATCCATGACCTTCGCGATATAGTCTGCGGCCTGACCGTCAGGATGCCCTTCGAAGTATTTGTACTCCCCGGTCTCTGTCTCTTCACCGACGATGCCTGCGGACTTGGCCACAATCTTCACGCGCTTTTGGACAACTGTGACTGCGGGTTCTGGTTCGGAAGCAAACACCACAACGTCATCCGTAGGAATCACACCTCCGTTAACTTCCGCCTGTTCCGCTTTGTCCTCTAGGTTGCGACTGAACACGAAGTCAGGGTCCACGAACAGCTTGAAGTCCTTCTCGCCATTCTTCTCTTTGAACTTGTTGACGTAGTAATTCGCCACGGCCAAAGTGGTGTCGTAGTCGCGTAAGTACACGTCGAAGTCATTGACCTCTTCGCCCTGAAGCATAGAGACAATGGCTCCGCCCGTAACGATTACGTTCTTGGCGACCAGCTTCCGTATCTCTTCGTCGTCGATAGTGGCAACCCACTTATCAATCTTCTTTGTGAGGATGCTCTTGATTGTCTTTGCCTTATAGCCTGCCATGTGTCTCTCCTAAGAAATTGGTTCCCCACCAAGGATTCGAACCTCGATTCACAGCTTCAAAGGCTGCTGTCCTACCGTTAGACGAATGGGGAAAATGTAGTTAGTTCAGGAATAGAGACAGGACTATACCTGCCAGTAGTCCAACCCAGAACCATGTGGGAACGTTCTTCACAAAAGTCTTCATAAAAGGGGGCCGCGCTACTGCGCGTCGGCCTCTTGCTGAGCTTTGATAGCCTTCTCAAGCTCGGCTCTAATCTGCTTCACGAGTTCCGGTTTGTCACGAAGGACGTTGACGGCGTTCGCCAATCCTTGTGCAATCTTCTCCCCGTTGAAGCTGATATATCCGCCTCCGCCCTTGGTGAGCGCTCCCACCTCGGCGGCGTAGTTGACGGTGTCGGCGAAGCGGTCAATGCCCTTGCCGTAGAGGACATCCACGACCGTGGAGCGGAAGGGAGTGCCTACCTTGTTCTTGACAGCCTTCATTCGCATACGGTGCCCGATGAGGACGCCGCCTGACGTAATCTCTCCACCATCGGTCTTGCTGACCCGGCGAACGTCGAGACGAACCGAGGCGTAGAACTTGAGAGCGCGGCCTCCTGTGGTGGTCTCCGGGCTGCCGAACATCACGCCAATCTTCTCGCGAATCTGGTTGATGAAGATGACCGTGACATTGTTGATAGCGCAGATGCCACGAAGCTTTCGCATGGCCTGCGACATCAGCCTCGCCTGTAAGCCCATGTGACTGTCGCCCATCTCTCCGTCCAGCTCGGCCTGCGGAACGAGAGCCGCTACTGAGTCCACCACGATGATGGAGACTGCTCGCGACTCTACAAGAGCGATGACGGTTTCGAGAGCCTGCTCTCCTGAGTCCGGCTGGGAGACGAAGAGTTCTTCCACGTTGACGCCGAGACTCTTGGCGTAGTTGGGGTCCAGAGCGTGCTCGGCATCGACAAAGGCGCAGAGTTCTCCACGGCGTTGCTCGGCGGAAAGTATCTCCAGCGTGGCCGTGGTCTTGCCTGCCGACTCAGGGCCGAAGATTTCAACGATGCGGCCCTTGGGCACTCCTCCGATACCGAACACCCCGTAGTCGAGCGAAGGGATGTCTGTAGAGTGGTGCGGCATGGGGATGCCGACTTTGCTGCCGAGGCGAACCAGAGACTGCGTGGTCTCGAATTGCTTGTTCAGCTTGGAGGCAACGGCTTCCAGAGCCTTGAACTTTTCTGATTTGTTGGCCAGCTTGGCGGCGGGTGTCGCTTTGGCTTTCTCGTTAGCCGCTGCTTCCCCGGTCGCCTCTGCCAGCTCTTGTAACGCTGTTTTGCTCATTCTTAGATTACTACAGTCTTGCCAATTTGTCAAGCCTAAACGGCTGGCTGTGGTTCGCCTGCCTCGGCTTGGATGGCCTGAGCCTCATCTGCCGCCTTTTTCCATGCGGCCAGCGTGCTCATGAATTTGAGATAATTGCGAGTGAACTTAGGACCGCGCAACTGGCTGAGACCGTCAGGACCGAACTGCTGGAAGACCTCATCGCACGCCTTGGTCAATTCCCCGTGGGCGTTGAAAAAGGTAAACCAGCATCTTTCGCAGTTGCGATTCTTCGGTTCATGACCGGGGCGGAACTTATGTCCACACAGGGGAACGGTCTGGAGCTGCAAGGTTGCCTTGGAAGAGTCAAAGAACGCACGCGTGATGTGCTTACGCTCTTCTTTCCAGCTCTGGAACGTGGAGCCGTCGAACTCGGCCTGCTCCAACTCTGCGATGACGGCCTGTGGAGTGGCAGGCGTGTAGTTGGCTATACCGGGAGTCTGAAAGGTGACGACCTCTGCCGGAATCCCGCTCTCAGTTGTGACGCTATCCATTGCGACCGTTCTTTCGACTTTCGCGGCGGATGAGATTGTTCTCTTTACCGGTGAGCTGGGGAGAGACCAGACCGTACTTCTGTTTCAGGATGAAGTCCTCGTCGTACTTCACGCCTTGTGCTTCCTTGCGGTACTCGCGAGTGACCGCCTGCTGAACTGAACCCTGCGTCATTACTTCTTGCCTCTCTTACTGGTTAGACCACGGATAACTTTGAAGTACCGGCTGACGGGGCTGATACGGCGTGCGCGTAGAAGCTTGCCGAGTTTCTGCTCGATACCGGAACGTTCCTTAGGTGTGAGTTGGGTGGAGTCCTCGTACAGGTACGTCTCCCAGAACAGGACCTCTTCCTCTGGGGAAAGATTGCGCGAGATGAGGTTCTCTACGTCGCAGAAGAAGTCCATGAGGTTTGGAGCGGCTGGGACACGGGTACCTTTGCCCTCGTCGAAGTTGTTCTTCATGGCGGCTATGGCGCCGCGTCCTTTGAGGGTTTGGTAGTGCCCGGTGAAAGGCTCCTTGGCGAACGGGTTGCCGAAGACATCCTCGAAGGCCCGTTGGTTCGCAGCGAGAATCTCGATGCGAGTGAGGTTACTGCTCATCCTGCTCCTGCTAGTTCTGCTATTTTCTTCAATAGCTTGGCTCGTTTCTTTGTTCCTATGCGTCCCGGAGCGGTGACGTGTGCCCGTCCCAGAGCCTCCGTTGCGGGATAGCCTTGGACGTAGCTGGCTGCGGAGATTACGTGGAGGTCGTTGTCTCTCCACTTACCCAGAGCGCGGTTGCAGAGCATACAGAGAAGGCCGCGTATGGCGCCGGTGATGTGGTTGTGGTCCACGGCCAGACGCGTCCCGAGGGGAGGTTTCCGGCAGATAGCGCAGCGATTGCCTTGGTGCTTGAGTATGGCGTTGTACTCGGACAGGGTGATACCGAACGTACGCCGCAGGCGAAGGTCTGCGGCCCTGTCCTTGGCCGACGTTTTGGAGGGCATCAGAGAGAGTGGGCAAACATCCCTAGGTCAATGAACCGGAGGGTGCCTTCCTTGTCGATACGTAGGTTGCCATCATGCAGGTCCGTACTCATGACCTTGAAGGACCGGCGTATCGTCCGCCGCATGTTCTCCATCCAGCTTTCCAGCTCGGCGTTATAGGCAGGCCGCTTACGGTACTTGCGTACGACTGTGACGCCTGTCTCCGGGTCGTGGTGCAGGAACTCCGGGAGGTGCGGCTTCAGCGCCTGAAGACGTTTTCCCTTGGACTTGCTAATCCGCTGGAAGGCGTCCCACTCATTGACGGCATGAAGCACGTTACCGTTATTGACGGTGTTATCGCTTTTGAGGCGAGGAATCTTGACCAGAAGGGAGGTTCCTAGGATTTGGTATCCATCCCGGAAGCATCCTCCACCGATATATTTGACGGGCAACATGCAGTCGTCCAAGAGAGCTTGGGCGCTTTTCGGTTGAGTGTCCTTGATGTTGCGAATGACATACTCTTCATTCAGGGCCATCAGTACGTTATCTCTCCAGAGCCTGCCTCAGGGGCGGTGACAGGAGCAGGAGACATCCCTAGTCCTTTGTCTTTCATCAGCTCTTTGTTGATGAGGGCATTGGCGCCCACGTTGAAGTCGTTGAAGGTAGAACGCGCACCGTCATACATGAGCCACGACTGTCCTCCCGCCGAGTAGCGGGACAGGCCGACACTGATAAGGGCCTTGTCGTCGAAGGCGGCGCTCTGCTCGATGCCCATCATCTCTTCCACTTCGTCGGCATTGGTAGAGCCGAGACGCTTGCGGTTGATGGAGATGTTGCAGTCACAATCCTTGGCGATGGCGGCGGACCCGTCGGTGTTGTCGCTGGTGACTATTTTGCCTTCAGAGACGCGGTGCGGCTGGAGGATGACGATAATCTGTACGTCAAACTCCTTGGCCATCTTGGTGAGGGTCTTGCTGATTTCCGACAGGTGCGTCGTACGGTTCTTCCCGTTCGGCGTGGGGGTGGTGTCGGCCAGCAGTTGCAGGTTGTCGAGGATAATCCACTTGACTCCATAGCGCCGGATGACTTGGCGGATGAGGTTGTAGATGTCATCGGTGGTCTTGTACTTGGGAAGGCAGAAGTATAGGTCTCCCTCGCGGTTGGAGGTGTGATTCTGTATCTGCGGAATCATGGTGAGGAACTCCTGAAGGAGAGCCTGTGCTTCCTCTGGGGAGTTCGGGATGTTGTCGGCAATCTGCGCCTTGTGGCAAATCCACTTGCGGGCCAGCTTGGCGCGGGTCATCTCAAGGCAAATCATCACGGCGTCATCGCCGTAGGTCTCGACCATGTGCTCGACGAGGTTCATGGCGAACGTCGTCTTGCCCTGCTTCTCTGCCGCGAGAATGTGAATGACATCGCCGGGGTCGAAGCCTACGTGCTTGTTGAGGTCCGGCCACTGCGAGCGGTACTTCGGCTCGACGCCTTTGCCCAGAAGCTCTTCAAGGAACTCCTGCACGGCGTCGGTTGAGGAGGCTACGCCGTCCACATCGAAGAGGGCGGCTTCTTCTTTCAGCTTCTCGAACTCTTCAGCGGTCCCACCGCCGACCGTGAACCACTCGTTGAGGTCTTTGCCCTTGCGGGTCTCGCCCTCGTCGGTCGTGACTTCAAAGTCAGGAAGGGTCATCTTCCAGCAGCGCTCGATGCCTATCCGCGAGGCGAGGACTTGGGCGGCACGCTGGCCTACCTTGTCCTTGTCATAGCAGACGTAAATCTTCTCCAGAGACTCCAGCTTGTCGAGAGTCTCTATCCACTCGGCCTTTTTGAAGTTGGCTCCCGGAACGCCACAAATATCCATGACGCCGTGGTCCATCGCGGCGATGCAGTTGGCCTCGCCTTCGACGAAGAAGACTTCCTTGATGCCGGGCTTGAGGATTTCCCCGTTGTAGAGCGGAGGCTCCCATCCCTTGGGACTGTTGAACGCCTTGGGTACCTTGCCCGGATGGTTCATGTCCGGCAGGGTGCGGAAGTGCGCGAAGACGACGTTGCCGTTGACGAGGTAGGGATAGACGAGGGCTTTGACTTCGCCTGTCTCGCGGAACCATCGTTTTTCGACGATGCCCAGCTTGGTCTTCTCAATGATTTCGCGGCTGAACCCCCGACCATTCATCAGGTAGTCCATTGCGTCATCATCGGCAAGGAGCGCGGCGTGGCACGCTTCGATGTCGGGCAGTTCTTCTATTTGCTTTTGACCACCAGACCAGTCCTTGCGGCTTTCGACGCCGGGGACAGTGAGTCCTAGGTGCTCTCTAAGGTCGTTGATACGGCCACTCTTCCCACACTTGTGGCAATGGTGGAGGCCGTCCCGCTTCTGGTTTTCGTCACCCGTACCGTGTACTGCCATTTTGAAGGGCGTGCGCGATTCTGACTTACAGTACGGGCAGCGGAGGAGGCGAATCTCATTCTGCCCCTCCTCCGTAAACTCCCAGCCCTGACTCTTGACGAATTGCAAGGCTGTGCTGCCATTGACTTCCATTGACTCCTGTTACAGATTTGACGGCGGTCCTAGACCTCGTAGGTGACGGGCACGGTCGTGATGTAGTTCTTTAGGACAGCAGCCCCACGAGCTTCGACCTCGCTTTTGTAAACACGGGAGCCTGTAATCACGTTCCCAGAGAAGCTCTTGAACAGGTTGACGTAGCGGGTGACCTTCTCCTTGGCCATGAAGAGGTCATACTCTGTATCACAGCTAAGGAAGCCACCACTACGGTTGACGTGGTACGGTGAACTTGCTGAGTGTTTTTCTGTGACATACGACACGGGATGCTGAATATTGGAACCTATGTCAGAGATGTGAGTGACCTTCTTGCCCTTGCGGGTGACGACAGGCTTCCCGGCAAGGGCTTCCTTGAGGTTGAAGGGCTTGAGGCCAGCGGGGACGTACGGAGCAGCGGGAGACTGACCGGCGCCATCGAGGTTAGAGTTCGTGGTGACCGTGTTGCCAATATCGGTCGAGGTGAGACCTGTGTTGACGCGGAGTGGGTAGGTTCTGTAAAGCGGCATGAGGGGTATTCCTTTTTCGGTTTCGCTCTTTTGAGTGTAAATCCATAGTACCACGTTATTGCCAATTTGTCAAGACTCGTCTTCGTCCAGAAACAGGCGACCGGCGTAGTTCTTTGGTACAGAAGGCACGGGTAGTGGAATAGGTTCCGGCGCCGGTGTATACACATCCTTTATGGCGTCCAGTATTTCCGTGGTGTCGTAAAGAAGAGTCAGGTTGTCGCCCATGTTGTTAGTCCTCCTCAAAGACGCGGTGGTTGGTATCCCGTACGCTCCGGGCCTTGGCGTCGGCCTGTGCGGACTCGAAGACGGTAAGGCGAGCCTTTAGTTCACGGATTCGAAGTTCTTGGTCCGCGATGATGTCCGTCTGAGAGATAATTCGCGTACGATACGACTTTGCCATCTGGCGCATACCGTATACCTCTTCTCGATGTTCCCTGTCCTTCTCGTACTCGCGCTCCTCGATGAACTGCACGACCCTATCTACTTGTGAAGGAGGGAAGCCTTTTCCGAGGAGTTCTCGAACCTTCTCGTGGAGGGTTGTCGGCGGTGGGGCGCCCCAAGAGGTACCGTAGTGATTACTCAGCCCTTCGGCTTCGAGTGCGGGGTAGAGTTCACCGAAGTAGGGGTCGAACGCGATGAGTTTGATGAGGTCTTTCAAGTGCCATTTGTAGGCTTTTATGGACTGCGTCTGGTACTCGGTCAGTCCGGCCCACGGGTCCGTGGTTTCGACATCCAGAGCGGGTACTTCATGGCAAGGGTTATCCAGAGTAGGGATAGATTCTACCTTGCTGCTCTTAGGCTCTTTCTTCTTATCCCAAGGGCAGCCGTTGTTGTAGTAAGCAATCTTTTCGTTCTTCTTGGGTTTCATAAAAGGAGCGGCTTTGCCCAGCCGCAGGGGTTGAAGTTAGGCTGCCTTGCTGTCCTTTTCGAGAAAGGCGTTGCTGACCAGCTTGAGCTGACGGTGAGCGCGTCGGTTGACCGCGTGGATGCGGCGGATAACGACACCCTCACGGATGTGCTTGGCGCCACCTACCGCACTCTTACCGTCCACCTGTGCTAAGGCGTGCTCTTTGCTGAATAGTCCGACGTAGAGAACGGGAACGGTGTAGTCCTCCAGTTCGTCCCACATCTCGTCGAGTTCCCACAGCCACTCGTCGTCCGGGGTGCGTATGTCGAAGAGGAAGAACCGGGGCTTATCCTTGGTGGCGCCGTAGTCGAAGCCCTTTTGCGTGGGCGTGACTTCGCCGTACAGAGCATAGCCGGGATGGAGACGGCACCAATGCTCAATCCACGGATTAGCCGCCAGCGCCTTGGACCACACATGGTCGCCCGCCTTCTTCCACTGGTTGCGCGAACCCTGATACATCACACCATCGAGGAAGACGTAGCGTGCATTGGAGCCGTGAATCTTCTCGGTGATGACGACTTCATCGTCCGGCTGGAAGTCCCCGGAGTGATTCTTGAACGCCTCCACGTCGTAGGTGGGGAGATGGAAGCTGACCTCCTGCTGATAGCCGCGAGTGGCGCCGCCGAAGCCCAGCTTGTGCAGGAGGAAGAAGAACCATCCGCGCATCGTCTTGGGGTACTTGCGGCGAGGTGCGCCCTCCTGCTGGGACTTGGTGCTGGCCGTGCCGTCGGCGGTGTCGGGGTCGTAGTGGGTGATGCCGAGGAGGTCCGACACATCGTCGCCGATGCGGAAGTTACCGCCGTTCGGCGTGGTGAGGACAGCTTCCGATTTCCCGGACGCAAGGTAGCGGATGCCGTGGAAGACAGGGAAGTCGCTGACCGGGAGCAGCAGACCTTCGGACCACTCCTTGCGGAACTTGCGGACGGTGATGCGGCGGCGTCGCTCAGGGACCTTGGTGTCGTAATCTACCTGCTGGACACCGTTCATCTCGAAGTGGTTAGGAGTCTGATACTGCTCCCAGAGGAAGCGGAACGGCTCCGTCTGCGGGACAACGCTGTCGGGCTGGATGTAGACGGCGAGGTCTCCGGGAACGAACTGCCCCTTGCGGACAACGACCTGATAGCCGTCAATGCGAATCAGCTCAAGGCTGGTGGTCTCCGGGTCAGGGTGAGGAAACATCTCGCGAATCTCGACGACGTTGACGCGATGGTTGGACTTCTTAGAGTCTTGCAAGGCTGTACTCCTTTTCCAATTTGGCGAATGTGTACTGCTCGTTGGGGAACGGGTGCGTGGGCCACGGGTCGGCGATACCCTGTTCGCCGAAGGTCTGCTTGTACAGCTCCTGCTGGCGATGGAAGTATTCGTAGTTCGCGCTCAGGTTGCGGTAGTAGTCGCCGACGATGCGGGAGTGCTCGATGCGGAAGCGGGGAGGAAGGTCAGGTACAGGGACGAGTTCGTCCTGTGACAGTTCGGCTGCCATGTGGTGAATCTCCGGTTGTAGAGTCTGTGGTTCGGTTAGTTCGTTAGTTGACGGCGCGGCTGGAGGAGTTCTGGAACAGGAGGCGTCCGGTCTCAGTGAGCGCGTAGGCGAGGAATCCCCGGTTCTGCTGGGTGAGAAGCTTGAAGTATTTCTTGCAAACGTTCTTCATCAGACCCATGCGGCGCAGCTCGTCAATCGCGTCGGCACGGTTGTATAGCTCCTTCTCAAGGAACTTGCAGTCGCGATGGATGGGAAGAGGGACGAGGAAGACGTTCCCTTCGGTCTTGGCAGCGTCGTTGAGGGCCGCGTACTGGAAGGGTGTCAGGACTGGGTGACTGTGGCTCATGAATTGAATGTAGGGCACGCCTGCCAATTTGTCAAGAGAGTTGACAAAGAAAAAGCACGGCCATGACGACCGTGCCTTTTATTTTCCGGCCTTGTACTGGCCGATGAGTTTTGAAGCCTGTCCCTTGGTCAGGTTGGCCGGGATTGTTTTGCCTTTGAAATAGCGCTTGAGTGCCTTCAGTTGGTTGTCTGTCGGCGGGTCCGCGTGCCATCCGGCCTCGCGAGTGAGAAGCGTCATGGCGTCCGGGTAGAACTTGGCAATCACGGCGTCGGCGCCACTGAACGCCTCGGCGAGAGTATCGCGTACTCCCGATGCCTTCTTGCCCTTGATGGTGCCCAGAATCTCCCACTTGTCGAGAAGGTTCTGTTGGATTACGATGCGCTCCTTCAACTTATCTGGCGCGACCTTGTATCCGTTCCAGATGTGCTTTCCGGTTTCGAAGTCCGGCAGATTGAGGACGTAGCCCCCGGTGGGCGAAGGGAACCAACTCAGCGTGCTTCCGGTTTCGACTTCGGGAGGGAAGCGTACTTCAAAGAGATTGACGGACTCTATAAACACTTCTAGGTCGTCAAGGTTCTCCAGTGTCGAGAAGTCGAGGTGTGGATACTCCGCCTGTGCCTCTTCTACGAGCTTCACGGCCTCGTACAGCCCCTTGCCGTTCAAGTTGAGGCCGGGAGGTAGTCCCATGAGCGTGGGCAGCGTCACGAGCGAGTTCTTGCTGCTGGCGTCTACAACGTCAATGACGATGCATTGCCGCTTGAGGTCTGTCGTAGAGCAGAACGGGCAAATACCGTTCAGACCTTGGTCCTGACAGACGTGAGAAACGAGTTTCGTGTCCCACTCCTTGAGGTTAAGCCCTACGAGACGCTCGTCCAACCGCGTGCCGCGACCAATCTCCTGCGCGAATTTGACGGGCGACTTGGTGGGCGCCGTCAACAGGACGCACCTGATACGCCAATCATCGTACCCTTCGATGAGCAGGTCCGAGTTGAATAGAACGAGAGTGATGCCTGCACGGTGGCGTGCAAGTTTGTCTTCCCGCTCCGGGTCGTCCCCCCAGATAGCCTCAGCGGCGATGCCATGCACCTGAAACAGAGCCGCCAAGTCCTTCGCGTGCTGGATACCTGCGGTGAAGCCTAGGCTGGTGAGGCCCTTGGCCTCCTGTAGCCATGCTTTGAGGACGAGCTGGTTACGCTGCGGTGTGTTGACGGTCTCGGCAAGTTGGGTCTGGTTGTAGTCGCCGTTGCTGGACTTGACTCCATCGAGCGAGACGTTGGTGGATACCTTGACGCCGCGCACGTCCACGAGCCAGCCATCTTCTATGGCCTGACGCATGGGATAACTGAAGACGAGCTTCTGGAAGAGAGTCGCGAGCGCCTGCCCATCGCCGCGTTGTGGCGTGGCCGTGAGACCCAAGAGCAGACGTTTGTCGTTCGGCACCAGCAGACCGGCAGCGGTAAAGATGTTCATGTACGTGGACGCGACGCTATGGTGGGCTTCGTCTACCACGAACTTGTCAAAGTCTGACCAGTTGTACTTGGCCATTCTCGCGGACCCTTCACGCCCTAGCGAGGCAACCGACGCTACCACCACGTCGGCGTAGTTCGGGTCCGCGTGGTGCTCGGCCATCTCCTTGTCGATACGGAGCGTGGGGTTGCACGCCTGTATTTTGGCGATGGCTTGGTCAATCAACTCCTCGCGGTGAGCGAGGACCAGCATCTTGCCGGGATGGGTGGCTTTGAGTTGTTCCGGCAAATGGGCAAAGAGGACAGTTTTCCCTGTCCCCGTGGCCGCTTGCAAAAGTTGTCGATAGGTTCCCGCCAGAAGGGAAGTGCTGATAGCCTTGTGAGCGTCAGCTTGGTACGGACGTAATTTCAATCTATCCCCAACTGTGATGAGTGACTACACAGTCCTTCCAGAGACGTTCGTGTCCGGGTAGGCTCCGCAGAGCGCTAACCATGTTCTCTGCGTCCTGCTTTCGCTTGAAGCGAATGACCTTCGGGTCGTCCAGAGTGACGCTACACATAATCGGTCCGTTGCCACCTACGCCTAAGTAGCGTGCAGGTGCATAGTAGGTCCATTCGATGACCCAACCCGTCTCCGGGATGTGAGTGGGGAATATCATGCGAGTTTAATGTGCCACTCGATATCGGAGACGGAACCGTCCTTGTGCGCGTCCTGTCGTGCCACCTTCAGCCACGCGTTCAGCTCGTCAATATCAGTGAACTCTTTGTGTACCTTGCGGAGTCCGGTGTGGCTGCGACCGGGGTCCAGACGCTTGCAGCTTGCTTCATAAATCAGTTTCATTCGTTCTCCTAGATACGGCTATGACCATCGGCCCACTCCGTCGCTGCGTTGAAGTTATCGGTGTCGTTCTTGAATCTGTCGTGAAGTTTCTGGTAGGCCGGAGACGAGGTGTCGGTCTGGGTGAGGTCGTACAGGTCCTTCTCGACTGCATCAAACAGGCTTGGGTCGATGATGCCTGTGTAGTCCTTCTTCAGCGCAGGCAGGTCCTCCTGCCAATGGATAGCGGCGGAAAGGTCAGAGACCGCGAAGGGATTCACCTGCTGCGGCGGCTTGGCCTTGGGGTGGTGATGGAACGGAAGCCAGCTTGCGGCCAGCAGGACAGCGATGAGAATCATGGTGGTAGACCTCATGTAGGTTTCCAGTTGCCTTTACGGACGAACCTCACCACAAGGTCGTTGGGCAGGGTCTCCAGAACGAGGATGTCGAGATGACCATCGTGGTGCCCGGTATGGCACGCGGCACAGAGCGTGAGCAGGTTGTCAAGGGTGTCGGGACCCTGCTGACTCTGGTAGATGACGTGGTGAGGGTGGAGATTATTCCTGCTTCGGCATCCGGTGTTTCTGCATCTCCAACCGTCACGCGTGAAGCAGGCGGTAGAAATCCTACGGTCAAGCAAAGGTCTGAATCACCTTCCCTAACCGCACAAACTCGTCAAATGTGAACCAATCGCCTTTAGCTCGGTTACAACGCGTGCAGCAAACTACAAGGTTATCCTTCGTGTAGCCTGTGGAACTATCCTTTCGGTCTAGGTTGTACGCGCCGCCTTTTTGTTTATTTCTAGAGAAAGGACTCCACACCACTGTGTCATCGCAATAGAAGCAGTTCGGTTCCCTAGTGAACTCAAGGAATTGCTCAAAGGTGATAGATTTTTCGAACTTACGTGGGTCACTTAGAAGTCTGTTGTATAGCCACAAGAACGGCGCCTTCCGGTTGCATCCCTTGAGAGCGCAGCCGCAACTGACAACTTTACCGCCCTTCAGGTTATTGGAGGTAACCTCTGTTCGTTTACCACACTCACAGCGACAAGCCCACCGCCTGCGACCTACTTCATTGACGCCGTGAGTTACAGTGAGCCGCCCGAAAGTCTTCCCGATGAGGTTGTACTTAGGGTCATTCCACCAGCTCATAAGCTACTGCACTTCTTCATCGTCCAATGCTCCTGAGATGTCCTTCAATAAATCCCACGGCGTTCGCCCAGATAACAGCGAGGGCTAGGACCGGGATGGTGTAGTGCGGGTGGTGGTAGCCTGCGTAGACGGCACCGGTGAAGGGAAGAAGACCACCGGCCATCTTCCATAGGAACCTACTCATCGCGCTCTAACCGTCCCTGTGCATAGCCACGGTAGAAGCCTTCGTCAGAGCCTCGCTCGAAGCCTCGCTCATGGGCCGCATCCCGTTCGCGACGAATCTCTCCTTCGACGCAGCGCCAGATGATGAACGCTACAAGGATACCGAGTGCCAGTGCGATAAGTCCCATCATGGTTCCATCTCCTCTTCTGCTGCGTCCCAGTCGGTGTTTGCCGAATCGACAATCTCTGCGTGCAGTTCTTGGTTCATTGGATTATTGGAAGGGTTATTCAAATATTCGATTGCCCAGACTTCAAAGCACGCCGCATCCGACGCATCCTGAGAGATTCCTTCATCATCCTTGCCAACCGAACCGATGTTCGCACGGGCAAGGTCAAGAGCAGGAACGATAGTTGCCTCCAGAACAGAACGAAGGAACGGAATGTTTCTCCATTCAATGTCATTGGCGCCTACTAGACCTTTCAGGGTTCTCACGTGTTGCCGGATGTCTTCAAGGTCGGTGTCCACGCCGTTGGCTACGAAGTCCTTGATGAACTCCTTCATGGGAGTTTCCTGTCCGGTGACCGGGTTCTTGTAGATAGCATCCGGGTCCAGCGAGGTAATCTCGCGGAGCTTGGAGATGCCCAGCTTCTCGTACACGGTACGCGGGATGCCCACGTCGGCCATGACCTCGACGATGTGAGTGAGGTACTGGGCCTTGCGAGCCTTGATGCTCAGGCTCTCGGTGTATTCCTTGAACGTGGAGAAGTGGCTCTGGTAGTAACCGTGGACCTTGACGGTGTGGAGCAGTTCGGCGAGGTCGAAGTTCTGCTTGTTGACGTTCTGGATGAGGGCTTCGACTTGGGCCAGTGCCTTGGCTGCGGCCCCGGCGACAGCTTCGCCGGAAATTACGACTTCGTGCATTGTTCCTTCTTTAGACTTGGTGGTGCGTAATCGGTACTACTGGCGCCAGCTTGATAGATGGACGCTCGATGATGAGCGTCGCGGTGGACACCTGCGTTACCGCTACGGTCGTCTTTGACTTTACTGTGTTCGGCCCTCCAGTGCCCCGGTATACAGGAGCAACGGGTTTCTCTTCGTTGTCATAGAACGTCACGATACCGGACTCACTGACCGAGAACCCTTCGGCTCCAATCGTGGAGAGTACGTTCCCGGTTTCGAGATGTTTGATTTCGTAGGTCTTCAATTCTTTCCTCCATTGAGGTTCCAGCGAACCCATTCCACAATCCACGGCCAGTCGTCCATGAACCGCAAACCCTTGTCATCGACATAGAGAAGAGCGGATATCTTGCCCAGCGTTCCGTCATCGATTTCGTCGTAAGGCATTTGGTGCTCGTCCAGCCACTTCACCATCACGAGGTGGACGGGACGCTCCTTGGCCGGAACGAACGGTGTGTTGGGGTAGTACAGCTCCCAATGCTGCGAGCAGGAGCGGCAGCTCGACACGATGATGCGGAATCCCATATCCCGGAACGCCTGTAAGGCTTCCTTGGCGCCGGGCTTGGGCGGACCGACATCGGGGTAGTTCGAGTCGCAGAGGGTCTTGTCGAAGTCGATGCAGATAGTCCTAGGCTCAGTGATAGCCATTAGTACTCAATCTCCAGAGCGAAGGGCTTGCCGAGCTCTTTTTCGAAGTGCTGTTCTACGGCCTTCCAGATGGCCTTCGCGTGGTCCTTCTTATCCAGCATGGAGAAAGCTACCGATGGTCTAACCCACTTCAAAAGTCCGGCCTGACCGTGGATAAGTGCGGCCTGTTCCTTACGGGTCTCTTTACAGCTAACGACACCTACCGCAAAGCGGGAGGCTAGGGCGATATCTCCGTAGACGCCGTTGAACTTGGCGACCCACTCCTGCACCCACTTGCCAAGGTACACGTCGGTCTGTCCAATCCACGTATCGAGGAGGTCCGTGTTTCCGGCCTTGAGGTGGTCCAGAATCGCTCGCGGGGTGGCGGCGTGGACGACCTTCTGGAGGGCAATGAAGCTAGGGTGTTTGACCTTCACCTTGAGAGGAGACTGTCCCGGACGGCGCCACGAGAGGACGTAGCCCTCGGTGTTGTATCGGTCCTCAAACAGAGTGTTGGCGACGGACTTGTTGTATTCCTCGGCGTACGGTATACCGTTACACGATGACCACAGGCGAAGACTACGTTGATTCAGCTCCTCGCCTGTATCTGTGCGGATGAGCGCTAACAGAACTAACCGCTCGTACCCGTTGTAGTGGACGACGTGGTGCTGGACGCTCTCACAGATGATTTCGAAGACAGGGGTGTAGCCTTCCGGCCACACGGCGGTCTTGTGATACTTCCGGTAGAAGTTCGTCGCCCAGATAGCTTGCTCAGACATGAACGAGCCCTTGGTCGCAATGCCCGTCTCACCGTTGCAGCTATAGAGGATTCCCAGAGAGCCGTCCAGCTTCTCAGAGATGGTAGGCAGCTCCGGGGGAAGGTTATTCACCATCGTCTCCGGTCTCCAAGTCGTATTCACGTTGAAGAACTTCCTAAACGGTCGGCTGACCACGTTGTCCTGTGCGTCAACAATTAACCCACGGCAGTTCTCAGTCGTGTCGTCCCAGATGCTCTCTAACGTGCAGCGGCGAGAATGAACGTACAAGCGGAGGGGAAGTGAAGGGTGGTGACGAACGTCTACCAGACCCTCCAGCACGTACTGCTCTAGGGTCTCGGTATTCACCAACGAGTATAACTTCATTGCGCCTCTCGGAATACATCAGGGTTGTTACGCATTAGTTGTCCTATGAGTAACCACTGTTCGTAAGTAAACGCATCGCTCTTAGAACGGTTACAGCGTTTGCAACACACGACACAGTTAGCCTTGGTGTACCCAACATTGTTGTCTTTTCGGTCTAGGTTGTACCTAGACCTTCGATAGGCTACGTTATGCTTTGCCCATCCAACAGGCGTGCCACAGTAGTGACACTCACCTATGGAGGTGAACTCGACGAACTCTTCATAAGTAAGCGTGTGCGACAGAGAGGTCTTGGCACTGCGAACGAGCACTCTATATAGAGACTCGTAGGGGCGCTTCTTGAAAATCTCACCTATACCACGCTTTCTGCACCCGCATGACGTAGTGAGACCTCTCTTTAGACTCGCTCCAAATACTACTGTTGTTTTTCCGCACTCACACTGGCACTTCCAGTAAGTACCAACTTTATCTAGTGTCTCTCTCTTTAGGACTACCAACCTTCCAAATTGTTGACCCGTTAGGTCTTGTAATTGCATAAAAGGTGCCCGGTGCTGAGTGAACTAGCTCAGCTTTCCTACCGGGCATAAGTGGAGAGCTTGGCTCGGCCTGTCCAAGGCGTGACCCTGCACCTTCTCTCCTTAGCTTTGCAGTACGGCTCTAGGCCGATAGTTAGACCGTGATTTCTCCTTCGTGAATTTCGCCCACGTCTGCGGTTACGGCGTTATCGATGGACTGGGTGGATTCGGCCACAACGTCGGCGGCTCCTTCCGTGGTCTCGATGTCGTCGAGCTTGGTACGCGAGGCGATGAACTGCCCGTAGATTTCTCCGAACGCCGCACGCTCTTCCGGGGTGATGTCACGGAACTCGGACATATCCGGCACGTAGAACGTGTACTTGCCTTTGACTTCCTTCTTCGTGCGCAGCGTGAAGCTGACATCGAAGATGCTGGGATTCTTGCCCTGCGACTTCATCATCACGAGGCGACGGCTGAGCTTCTGCATCCCCTGCTCGAACGGCGCCTTGGCGGTAGAGCGGAGGTACATCTGCATCGGCATTTGATACGTGGTGTCGATGAGATGGACGTGGTAGTACGTCTCGCACGGAGGAATGTCGTTCTTATCCTTGGTCTGGCGGTAGGTGTCCCACGACGCCTTTTTGCATCCGCTGCACTTGACGGCCTGTTCGACCTTGGAGCGTACGTCCGGCCCCTGCGTCTCGCGCTTGAACTTGTCGCGGGTGACCTGCGAGGAGAAGCACATCAGGTTGTCAGGGGAGCGATTCATCTCGCCGGGCTTGCCGACGTAGTAGGAACGCTTCTCGACGACGGAAAGGAGCGTGCAGGTCAGCTCCGGGTACTGCTCGCCGGTGTCCGTCATGCGGAACTGTCCGGGCTTGGTGAAGCTACCGTCAGGAAGCTCGTTGCTCTTCTGGACGATGCTGAGGGTTGCGGGTCGAAGCTGAAACAGGGAGGATGAAAAATCAATTCCCAGACCGCCCTGCGATTCGGCGGTTACGAGGGCGTTGTGCTCCTGCCCCACGATTGCGAGTTCTGTACTCATGGACTCCTGAGTGGATTTTGGTACTGCATCCCGGCTGGTAAGGTCACAGCCGGGCATTGATGCAGAGGACCTTTTGTTACTTGGCTGACTTGGTTGCAGCGGCTGCGGGAACAGGGTTTGCAGGTGCGGGAGCCGGTGCGGCTGCCTGCTGGTACTGCTGGCCCAACTGCGTGAGCTGCGCTTGGTCCTGCTCGATGCGCTTGTAGAGCTTGAGCTGGTCGGCGGCGGCGTTTGCGTCCTGCACGACGGCCTGCGCCTGCTTGCTAATCTGCTGCTGCGCGGGCGTCTCCGGTGCGGGAGCCTGCGGTTGCTGGGCGGCCTGCTGCGCCTGTGTGGTCTGAGTATTAGCCGTGGGCTTCTGCGACGCGGCGGTGAAGGGAAGGGCTGAGGCTGCAAGGAGCGTCAGGGTGAGTGCGAACATCTTCATGAATCAATTTCCTCTGTGAGTGTTGGAGCGGTTTCTTGATTGGCTGATAGACCTATAGTACCACAGGTTTGCCAAGTTGTCAAGAACCTTGTGACAGTAATCTTTCTGGGCGCGTCTCGTACTCTGCACGCCAGCAGTGCAGGGAACCGCAGACTGGAGAGGCGTGGTCTCCGTCGCAAGGACCGGTGTAGTCGAACAGGCACGGAGGTGGAGTCAGTCCATTCCGTATGGCGTACTTAGTGCGGCACGCAAGGCAGGGATGACCGTCATTGCAGCGTGGAGGGCGAACTCCCTTGTACTTGTCGGCCTTAGGGCACTTGAACTTCAGAGCCTCTGCACGGGCCTGACGCTGCTGTTCCTTCTCTGCCGCCTTCCGCTCCCGTTCGGCTTGTTCCTCGGCCTCTTTATCGGCCTTACGGCGTGCTTTGACAGCTTCCCGGACCACGTTGGCCCGGTCCTTGACGCGGCGGTCGATTCCTTCCGTAGTGCGCTTCAGGTCCAGAGCGAACTTGAAGGCGGCCCAGTCCTCGTCAAAATCTGCACGGCTCGCGTGCCACGCTTGGAAGTCGCCGTCGTCCTTGCCCAGACGTATAATCCAGCGGTCAGATACAGGCCAAGGGAAGTCGTCTAAAGCGGGACGCGGTTTGGTGTTGAACCAAACGTGCTCCATCTCATCGTTGTAGGCTTCTTGATACGCAGCCGTCTGGAGAAGATACTCGATGTATAGATAGTTCGAGGTCTTCCAGTCGGAGATGGTCAGGCGATTCTTGAACTCTTCCTTACAGCAGTCTGGGTTGGAGCAGGAACTGACGTAGCAGAGACCGTCCATCGTCCCGGCGTAGCGATGCGTGCGGTGGTAAATCTTGCGCTCGGTGCCAAGCCAATGGACCTTGTGCTGCCCCATCCAATCGAGAGCGGCCCGGCAGGCGTTTGCCGCCTTCTCGTCTTCAGGAAGCTTGGCGAAGATGGCCTTGACTTCCGGCGAGTCCTTCCCAGCAGCGATGACGGCCTTGATATAACGTTCCACCCACGCATGGGCGGTGTGCCCGATGTCGCCTGCCTCTTCGAGCTTCTCTTTGTGCGCGTCCTTGCAGTCCAGAACGAACTTCTGGAAGTCTTCAAGGCTCATGGCCTGCGTAAGGTTCGGCCAGAGTGCCTGTGTAGGAACGGTGGAGAGTATCTTAGAAGCCATCATGCGACAAGACCACGGTATCAACGCGAAGGATTTGTCGATGATTTTGCAGGTACTGGTCACCCCGTCTACCGGGGTCAGTTCTCCATTCTCAGAGAGTAAGTATTGGTGCTTTTGAGGCTCGTAATGCAGGGTGACTTCCCCTGCGTAAAACGTGTATTCCTCGGTCAGTTCAGAAAACTGACTGATAAATGCATCGACTGACATGGACTCCCTTACTGAATCGTGTAGGGCTCGGAAACGAGGACCGTTTTGTGCTTGCCGTTCTCCATCTCGATATCCCGGATGTCGAAACCGCGCTTGGTCAGTTCGTCCTTGAAGACGCTGAAGCGGTGGTAGAGCTTGACGAGGCTGCGGCAGGCGCAGGTGTAGTTGTAGAACGAGTTCTTGGCGCAACCGCAGTCGTTGACAACTCCCAGAGGACCGGCACAGCGGAGCCAGTGGAGGTAGGTCTGGAGCAGGGCGGAGTGGGTATAGGAATCGAGGAACTCGGCAAGTTCTGCCTGCTTCTGCTCGGCCTCGGTGGCCGGGCGGAGAACCGGGCGCAGAAGCCCAACAACGGGAAGACTCTTGATGAATTTCTTGGTCTCCTTGCCGTAGCGGACGGTGAGGAACCTGTCGGTCTCCCCGGTGAAGATGCCGATACCGAAGGACGGATGAACCACGGCCTGACCTGAAGCGAACATATTTCGTCAATTCCCCTTTGGCGGTGTGACAACTTGGCAAGACTCTTGGGTAGAATCAGGACATGCACAAGTTCCTGATTCCGGCCCTCGTCGTCCTTGCTCTTCTTCCTCTGCTGCTGCTACGCGGCGCCCATCCCCGAGGGATAGAAGCCCCAGTCCTGATGCCCGCTCCCGCGAAAGGCGTGCAGCCGATGTCTGTGTACGTGACCCCGGAGCAGCGCGAGCGGGACTTTATCTAGCTAGAAGTTTTCCTTCATGTCATCCACGCCCACGGTGACGAGGCGTGCCTTACCGTCCCGCGTGATGGGCTGGACCTTGGCGGTGTGGTCGCTGATGACCTCGGCCAAGTGACCGACGCGCCATCCATCGAGGAAGTAGCAGACCAATCCGCCGATAGCGATAGTCGTACCCGACTTCAGGGTGACGGTGGTCTGCTTCTCCTTCCTCTTGGCCACGGTCTAGGCCGTCCTTGTCTGGAACTTGGTGTTGAACCGCTGCACGAAGCGGTCAGTATTGACGGCACGGGTGGTGTCCTCTACCTGCCTGCTGAATCCGGTGGCGGGGCGCGGAGAGTTGCTGTTGTTGGCACGCGGGCGGAAGGTCTTGGAGTCCCGGCCTGCGAAGTTCTGAGCGCCGCGGGGGTTGTTCTTGGCCTCGTCCTTCTTGCGTTCGAGGCGCCATCCCTTGTCCCAGAGGTCGCGGTGGGGCTGCTTGCTGTGCGGGTTGCCGCTGACATCGATGAGCATACGGTACGCCCCGCGCCCGGCCTCGATAACGTTCTGCTGTTGCTGCGGTGTGAGCATGAAGACCTTCTTTCTTTTGGTTGTTTACTGGAGGGGAAAAGGCGTGCCTTCCCGGAGGCAATCTTGGAGTTCAGATACGGCGATGCGCTTGACTTGGAGCATACCGACGAAGTTGGCGTTGGGAGCGAACTCGCGGACGGACTGGATGATGGCCTGCTTGGTCTCCCCGGAAGAGATGAAGTCATCCACGATGATGTAGCGCTTGGCTTCGGTGTACCCTTCCACGTCCTGTCGGCAGTGGGTGGAGTCTTCCGGCTTGCGGACGAGTATCATCTGCTTGTTGAGCCGGACCGCCAGTGTGGGCGCAAGGAAAGCGCCGGACATGCCACGGAACGCGAGGGTGTCAAAGGTGTGAGTCTTCAGCGCCATCTCTGCCAGTCGCAGCTTCTCTCGCAAATCGACGGGGGAGAGGAAGGTTCCAAGGTGGCTGTAGTCGATACGGCGGATGCGGTCAGAGTACGCTTCGTAGTCTTCGTGGTCGTGGCTGTCTTTCGCAGCGCATAGCAGGTTGGGGTTCATCTTGTCCGGCACAGTTCCTGTCCCCTTGTCTTCTTGTGATGTAGAACCATCCTAGCATAGATTTGCCAAATTGTCAATACAGTTGACAAGTGAGAGAGGAAGATAGAGGAGAGTTGCCTTGACAAATTGACAAGGACGCTGTAGTATGGAAGGACTATGACAGATGGAAAACTTGAACACCCAACCAGAGGGCCGAACAGCTACGCCGAAGCCCTAGAGCAAGCCTGCACCCTGCCCGCGCAAGCGGCGGCTGTCCCAGCTATGGATGAGCTTTACAGCTTGGTAGAGGAGAATGAGTTGCTGAAGCGGTGCATCAACCACCTTGCAGGCGGCACGGCACAGGGTCTACTGGCATACCGTAAATTTCGCGATAAGGTCGCGGCGGCTGTCCCAGCTAGACAGGACGCAGTACCTGATGAAGAGAATGAGGATGCAATGACAGACCCTTACGTGAACGCGCTAGAGGAAATTGAGAAGAGCATCCTGCCCTATAGGGTTGAGTTAGACACTCAAGGATGCAAGACCTGCGGTCATGATGCGCAGTGGTGCGTGGTAAACCCGGACGGAGTGGCGATGGGCAAGACGTGGGGCGACCGCGACGAGGCTCAATGGTTCGCGGAGATGCTAAAGATGGCACACGACGCCGGTGCATCCCCTCAGCCCACACAGACGGCGGTAGGAGAGGGTGAGCTGCCACCGCTGGATGAGGGAACGTGGGACCACCGTAGCCGAGCGTACAACACCGCTTTAGAGCAGCGCGAACGCCAACTCCGCGAACTAGGGAAAGCGCACAAACTAGCCATCGCCCAGAGGGATGAGGCGAGGGAGAAGGTGAATTCTGCTGAACGAGTCGGATGCGTGTTCCCGCAGGGCAATCTCTGCATCAATCAGGGCGCGTTAGATATCAGAGATGAGTACCGAGCCAAGCTCGCCGCAGCTACTGAGTTCAAGACGTCCTGAAAACACGAAAGCCCGGATTGTCTCCGGGCTTTTTTTGGTCTTTCTTATAAAAGGTTTTATCGCTTGTTCCGGGGACTTACGCTGCCGACTCGGTAAGGGACCGAGGACGGCCCGGCCCCCTTCGAAAATCGTCCGGGATGGCCTCCGGTTCGAACTGCGTCAGGCTGGCGATACCGGCCTCAGTGAGCAGCATCCCGACCAGTGTATCGAGGTAGGAGCGCTTGGCCCGGCCCTTGAGCGACTGGAGAGCGTTGCGGCCCATACGGAAGCTCTGGCGCAACAGCTCGTCCTTGTCGGCGGGCATAGCCTCAATACCCGCCTTGCTGTCGTCGCGAATCTCCCGCTGCTTCTGCTCCAGCTTCACGATGTAGTCGTGGGCCTCCGTAGGCGTGGGGTTCTTGGGCGGGGGAAGGAGCTTGACCGCCTTGGTGAACTTGCCCAGAGGCTCCTGATTGTTGTACGAGAGCACCTTGAGACCGCGAATCATGGCTGCCTTGAGCACCGGCTCCGGGAACGCCTTCTGGGCGTTGCGCCACGTCTCCATGTAGCGGTACGCCGTACGCCACGAGAAGGAGAACGACTTGCAGATACGCATGAACGCACCGGAGTACGGCTCGCAGGTGGAGTAGATGTTGTGGAGGTGCTGGCCGAGAGCCAGACCGGACTGGGCGTGCGCCATACGGGCTGCCGCGAGCTGGCGAATCTCATCCTGCACGTACTTGGCCTTGTTATTCGGCATGTCCTTCCAGACGGACTTCAGCTCCTCCGAAGGAGCGAACAGGCTGGCTTCATGGAGGGACTTGGCGGGGAGAGCGATAAGCTTGGTGTCATTCCTTTTGGTCTTCATTATTTCGCCTCTTCTCTGGGGGATTAGTTTTTGGCTAACAATTTCTTAGACCCGACATCATCGCAAAAAGGTTGCTGCTTATTTTTTCTTTTTTACCCTCTGGTTTCCGGGGTATGTTTACTACCCTAAGTCTATGGAATAAGTTTGTCAAGATGTCAAACACTAAAAGTAGTAACAGGTCTACATTACCTTGGGATACGGGGTAATCCCTTGGGGATACAGCCTGTTACCACTTTCGTTCAACGCGGGCAACGCCTTACCGCAGGGCGGCAGAGATGGCGCGAGTGGCTTCTTCGTCGGACACTTTGAGGTACTGGCCGGTGGACGCGATGCTCTTGTGGCCGAGGTGCTGGCGGACGTGTTCGATGCCTGCGGCCTTGATTGTCAGTTTGGCAATGGTATGCTTGAGAGCATGGGGATGCATCTTGTGCTCAGGGATGCCGGTACGCTTGGCAATTCTCTGCATCAGCTTACGCACGCCGTCACGCGTCATCGGAAAACACGCCTCGCCCGGCTTCAGCTCACGGTACAGCTCGTGCAGCTCCTTGCTCTCGTCGAGAAGGGGGTCCGGGTGGCTTTGAAATGCCTGTACCGTGGACAGGGAACCCTTGAGACGGTTGGAGCGAAGGTATCCCCCGGCGATGTCCTCCCGCCGTAGGCCGGGATGACCGTCGCGCTCGTTGGGCACCAGCTCCGAGACCCGCAGGCCGTGCCAGAAGCCCACCTTGAACATGAGCCTCTGGCGGGACGTAATCTTCTCGTCGGAGAGCATCCTCTTGAACTCTTCCATCGTGAGCGCGGCCAGCTTGGCCCGTGCCTTCTGCTCGTGCTTCTTGGGTGCTCGCTTTTTGGTGGTCATTTGGACACTTCCAGCTCGTTAGGTACCCAAATGCGGCGCCTCATAGCAATCATGCGAATCCTGTTTGCGTAGCAGATTATGTACCCACTGTTGTCAATTTCAGAGACGTGCTTCCATCCACTCTCTGTTAGAACGGCGGGAGGACAATCGGAGCTGACATGCGCGTTGTGGCAGGCGTAGCAGGTTTCCCTAAACATCTCTTCCAGTGCTTTTTGTGTATTCGACATTTTATGTGGGCCTCTGTAGTCGGTACGAATGTAATGAATACAGTGTACCAAGAGGGTCACGGTCTTGTCAAGGATATTTTGTGCATGAAAAAAGCCCCCCGTTGCCGGGGGTCATAGGCGTTGCTCGTTGGGTAAACGTTCTATGCTGCGATTGTAGGGTGGTCGGCCAAAGCAGTCAACCAACCTTCGCTGACAGGGTCCCCGTCCTGCCTGAGCCAACCGAGGGCGTCCAGAGCCGCACTCAGTACGTACGGGTCTCCTTCCTCCCATTCTTCCAGAATCTCCATCTGGTTCATATCGTCGCGGATGACTTTGATTTGCGCGTGAATCGCCTCATGGTTGTCACCGAGTATGGAACTTTCTGGCACTTGATTGTGCAGGCCGTTCAACAGGTGAAGTTCTTCTTGAATCTCGTGCCTTGTGCGGGACAACGGTGGTCTCTCCTTCTCTGCTACGGAGTAATGTAAGAGTAACGAGGGACACGACATAATCCCACGTTGGAGTTACGAAAGGGTTACGAGGGGTTAGTCCTCGTCGTCGTCCTCGTCTTCCTCGTCATCGTCGTCGTCGAAGAAGTCGGCATCGAGCAGGTCATCGTCGTCATCGAAGTCGTCAAGGTCTTCGTCATCGAGGTCGTCCTCGTCGTCGAGGAGCAGGCGGTCGTCATCGCGGAGTTCGCACAGGTCGCACATAGGTTTCCCTTCGTAACCCTCGGTGCGCTGAGGGTCCGGTATCGGTTGGAGGGTTGTCAGGAGCCGCAGATGGTTTGGACAGAGCTGCGGTTGCTCTGCGCCATGACCTCGGCGTGGACGCGGAAGGCTTCGGAGATGGCCTCGGAACGCAGGCGGCTCTCAGAGCTGCGAGGACGGTTGCTGTGACCTATGTGAATCTTGTCGCAGAAGTCACACGTGTAAGGTCTCAATTCAAAATCGGGGAACGCGTCGTTTCCGTTGGATTGGATATTGGCGACGGCTCCCCATCCTGCCTCCATCGAGGGGTAGACCTTCTTGCGTTCGCAAGTTCGGTATTTGCGATACGCTAATGGTTGCATTGCGCTGGCCCTCCCTTTTGGGAATTAGTGCAGGATGTGCAGAAGCACCAGAACCTTGACGACGATAGCCGCAGGGATCGACAGGTCGCCGGTGACCAGAGCCAGAACAACGGCCCAGAAGAACGGTACGGTCTGGTGAACGACATGGAGCAGGACGTAGTTGACGCAGAACCCGCCGAGGAAGATGGACACGACGAAGAACTCGATTGACCCGCGCTGGTCTGGAAGCTGTAAGAAGCATCTTGAGTGAGTGTTACCTCAATCAGAACCTTTGCCATAAAAGTGACCTCCTAGGTCTTAGTTGTGGTGCGCTGTTACTCCCTGCGTAGAGATAACCTCATCCGCGTGGTAAGGGAGTGCGCGGCCCTCCTCTCTAGTGGGCTACTCGTCGTCCTCATCGAGGAACTTGCGGCCCGGTTTGACTTCTACCATATCGTTGAGGGAGTCCATGATGCCGTCCAGACCGTTGAGAATCTGCGACCGCAGCTCGTCATTGGACTTGAGGGACTTGGCGCTGATGCCGTTGACCAGAGCACGGGCACGGGCGCCCTGTGCGGCCAGCTCCTTGTCGCCGGTGACGTTGCGGAGGTCCAGCGTATCGAGGAACTCGTTCAGGTTCTTGATGGCCGACTCCTTGAGAATCTTCGGCTTCCCTTCGTCGCCGGGAGCCAGACGCTCCTGCAAGTGGCCCACAAGCTTGTGCAGGGTCTCGCGCATCAGCGCGGTGATGTCCGCTGTGGCGTTGGCAATGGTCTCCTGCATCTTCTCCTTCTCTGCCTCAAAGAGCGCGGCAGAGATGTTCTTGAGAGAACCGGGGACGGTGAAGGTGGTGTACTGCCATTCGAAGGTGTACTTCTGGCGAATCTCTTCCGCCACGGGATAGTCCGACGCGTTGTAGAGGGAGCCAAGCTGCTGAGCGGCGGAATCCTGAAGGGAAGGGTAGACGGCAAGGAACTCCTCGACCAGCTTGGAGCGCTCCTCGCGGTACGACTTCATCTTCTCTTCGGCGGTTTCAATCAGGCCGATGGGCAGGAGCATGATGCCCATATCGAAGGGCAGGCAGGTGTTGTAGAGCCACTGGCGCATCTTACCGTCCGCCTTCTTGATGGCGTCCAGCTCCGGGGAGTCCAGAAGAGTTTTGGAGACCTTCAGGCGTTCCTTGTTGGCGTCCGTATCGAGTACGTCTCCGCTGACTTTGCGGGAGTTGCCCATTGCGCCAAAGCGGGTCTTGAGGAATACGGTCTTGTTGACCAGCTCCGAGGCATCGCTAACGTTCATGAGGACGCCTGTAGCGTGCTGCGTCTGCGCCGGTGTGGCGGAGAGAGGTTCCATACTGTTGAGGACGGCGTCGATGGTCGCGTCCGAGGGAATGAGGATGTCGGCGGGAATCGTGTAGCCCTGCGGGTGGGTGAAGATGGTCTCCGTCATTGGTAACTCTCCATAAAAAGGGTTGGCAGCACTTACGCGACTGCCCTACGTTGAGTATGACTTGATAGTACCGACTCCTTGCCAAATTGTCAAGAACTATTTTAGATTAGTTTCGACAGCGCGAAGGAACTCGACACCGGGATAGCCAGTGATAGAAACCAGTCCATCGGCGGAGATGGTGACCTCGGCGGCTTGGACCTGCTTGAAGTCCTTGGCCGTGTAGCGGTCTGTGAACGTCACGATGTTCTGGTTCGCGGAACCGCAGAGAGGCTTCTCGGTGGTGAGCTTCTGGACGTTGAAGCGGCCCATGACGGCGTAGTCGATACGCTCCTTGACGTGCTTCCACGTCTCTCCATCGCCCTGTAGCATCTGCCCGGCGTAGAAAGTGCGCCAGTGGCCGAACTCCAGCTCCCGTTCGGTGTATCCGGTGTACATGCCTACAGACAGCTCAGGCCGGATGTCGCGAAGGAATTGCAGGATGTCGATAAGGTCCGAGACGTGTTGCATCGGCTCTCCGCCAGAGAAGGTGACGCCCTCAATGTCGGGCAGCTCCAGCAGCCATGACTTGATGTCTTGGTTATCGACATACGATTTCCCGGTGAACTTGTGGGTCTCTGGATTGTGGCAGCCCGTGCAGGCGAGGGTACAACCTTGCAGCCACAGGACGGCACGCTTTCCGGGACCGTTGACTTCGGACGATGCGACCTTACCGTGCAGAAACATCACTCTACCTCCCTAAGCCACTCTGGTAGAAACCTACGTGGGTCTTGGTTCCCACCAGACCATCCATTACTGCTCTGCACGAGGTATCTACCGTACTCGTCAGGAGCGCCCACGATAGTTCCATACTTCAGACCGTTGATGGTCTCCCACTCTACTTTTGTACCGATTGAAAACATGACCGAATCTCCTATGTATCTACAATACATATGTATTGCATACATGTCAAGTCTAAAGAAAAGGGCAGCACTCACGCGACTGCCGTACGTGTTGGTGGGTCATGCGCGTACCTGTACGCCTTTCTTCTGGACATTTTTGTACTCAGGCTTCTTGCCCTGTTTCTTGACCTCGCCCAGCTTCAGGAAGACGGCCAAGTCCACGTCACATCCCTTGCCGTTGTAGCCGAACGCTTCCGCCGAGAGCTTCCCGCAGTCCGGGGAGGTGGGGTCTGTATTCAGAACGATTTCGATTGTCTTTGCCATGTTGTCCTCTGTTCCCTTTTGGAATCTCGCGCTGCCGCCCCGTTTCCTTATGCCCGGAGGAACGTGTACGCGATTTGCCCGTTCTTCACTTCGCGCTTGGTAATCTTCAGCCCGGCCCTCTTGGCCTGTTTCTGCACGCCGACATCGGCAACGTTCGCCTTGACGGTGTTGAGCCACTTGGCGTCGTAGCGGGTGCTGTCATAGTCCGAGATGACGGCCTTATACTTGCCGTCCTCGCCGCGCTGAAAGCCGATGTCATTGGACATACCGCCAACCTGCGAACGGGGAATGATGATGTCCGCCTTCATGGCCAGCTCTGCGTTGCGGGTGTGGCCGTTGCCGTCCAGCGTGCGGAAGTCTCCCATGTAGCCGACGAGGGGTTGCGGGTCTCCTACACAGTTCGTGGGGTTGAATCCCATCGCCTTGAGCGCATCGATGAGGTTATCGGCATCGGTGAACTCGGTTTGAATCTCGTTGAACGCGCTCACTGAATTGTCTCCTTCTGTGCGTCTACGCACGCAAAGAACGTTGAGGCTATCTGCTTGTGCGCCGACTCCGCCGACTCCGCCGCCCACGCCGCCGACTTCGCCGCCGACTTCGCCGCCCACGCCGCCGACTCCGCCGACTTCGCCGCCGACTTCGCCGCCCACGCCGCCGACTCCGCCGCCCACGCCGCCCACGCCGCCGCCGACTCCGCCGCCCACGCCGCCCACGCCGCCCACGCCGCCCACGCCGCCGACTCCGCCGCCGACTTCGCCGCCGACTCCGCCGCCGCCTCATCTCCGCTCTTTAGGGCAGACTTCACCTGCTCGCAAGCGTCTACAACCTGTTGCCAATAGGCTGGGGCAGGGGAGGGTTGAACGGGTCTGGCATAGTCCAGAGCTATATCGATGATTCCTACGGTGAAAGCAATACGAACGGATTCCCATTGCTCGGAGGTAAAGGACGCCATACTGTCCGCTCGGTCAGAGAACTGCTGGAATAGCCACGGTACATCTTGAGCTGACACGCCGTCGTCCAACGTCGGCATCAGTTCAAAGACCCAAAGAGGGAACAAGCTGACGGGGCAGTCACTCACGGACTTGATAGTTCCCGGTTTTCCCCAAGCAGCGGCCAGACAGACATACTCCCTGCCATCTTCTCCCTGCCTGTGCCAAGCCTTTTGTAACGTCCGGCCTTCCGTTACCACACTGCGGAAGTATTCAATCGGGGTGCTCATCGCTATCTCCTATGCTTCTGATACTACCAAGGGTTTGCCAACTTGTCAAGAACTAAACGTTAGTCGTCCTCTTCCATATTCAGCACGCGCCCTGTGCGGGTCTCGGCCATTGCTTTGGGGGCAGCATACGAACCTGCCGCTGTCTCTGCTCCGTTGTAGTGGTATAGGCCGGGTTTGGATGCGCTGAGGTACTTGTTGTTGGACCGTGAACGCAGGTTGTGAATCAGCTCCGCGCTGGACTTGGTGACAGGAACGATGTAGCTGGCCGCTTCCGCGAGCGTGATGTTGAGCCTGTACGCCTTTTTGCAGCACGCGGCTATCTCGCGGCCCACCCATCCCTCATCCTTAGGGTTTGGCTCACTCGCCGGGATGTTCCACTTGGCCCGGTGAATCTCCCATATCCCTTGGCGCTCTGTCGCGTCTGGGGCATCGAAGAAGAAGATGTCAGAGAAGCGTGCGCGAAGCTCCGGGGATAGTGACTCCACACTGTTGCATGTGGCAATGAGGACAGAGCGTTTGTCGCTGATGGCATCGCAGACCTTCTGTGCCTGACGCAGTTGCGCTCCGCTCTGGCCGATGATTCCGCCTTGCATACCGGGTAAGTCAAAGATGACCGTGGGACGGCTGTAGGTGTTGCCGCCGCACTTAGTAAGGAAGGACTTCGAGGTTCCGGGGATGCCGACAAAGAGAATCCCGTGTACGTCGCTATCCTGCATCCACGAGAGCATACAGCCGTGCATCTCTCCCTTGACGCCTGACATATCCGTGCCTGCGCCTGCGACGGCCTTTTCAATCTCGTCAATAAAGATGACGGCTTTAGGTGCGTCGCGCCCTTCCATGACACGGCGGAAATATTGTTTTACCTGCTCCAAACCGCCGATGTCGTCAAGGGTTTCGGTCCCACGGTAGACACTTAGGCCGGGAGTCTGAGCGATGACTTGGCGCTTGTGCTCCCATAGTTCTTCAAGGTCCAGCGTTCCTTCGCGCTGTTCCCCGTTCTTCGTGATGTTGAGGCACATCGCCGTGCTCTGCTCCGCTGCAAAGGAGGGAACGCCGACAAGGGCATCCACTGCACGCTGCATGATGGCTTCAGACGGTGCGCTGACCTTGGCGAACTCATGGGTCTCTGTGATGCGCTTGCGAATCTCGGTCTCTGTGGGCAGAGGTTCATCCATGACCATGACATCGTTGGCCAGCTCTGCCGGGAGTGCGGCGCCCGGTGCTACAAGTAACACGAGCATGTTGGCGTTGGCCTTGTACGGGTCTCGGAGGTTCCATATACCCTGAATCACGTTCGCTTCGCGGTTGGCCCATTGCAGATGCGCGTTATCCACGTACACGGTGACCTTCTGTGTGCAAGCTTCCAGTGTGAGCAGGGCAGAGGAGAACTCGGCTGTTGCCGATGCGTCCATACCGTTGAGAATATGGCTGACCTCTTTGGTCCCAGCTTCGTTGAGGGAACGGATGCCGTGGTTCGCGTCCCACAGGAGGAACGGGTTCTCTTTGGCCTTGGCCCCTAACGCTTCACGGATGTTGTCGCGTGTGGCCTTGGCATCAAAGGTTCGGATGCAAACCAACGGCGTAGACACCCGCTTGGCCGCTTTGAACTGTGCAATAAATTCCATCGGTGCATCTCCTGTACTGCTCTGTTCCTGTTGCGCTGAAACTAAGATACAAAACCCTTGTCAGTTTGTCAAGTCTTTTGACAAGTCACTGAGGAAAAAAAGGGGGAGGGGCTATGCGCTGTGATTCTTGGATTCAACCTGCTCCAGCTTCTGCACCAGAGCGTCAAGGCGGCGTTCCTTACGGTTGATAGACCATGAGAGCAACCCGGCCCCAAACGTCGCGCTGGGTGATGCTTGGCGTGCGCTGTGGAGACTGGCGATGCTGCTCCGCAGTTCGGTTATCTCGGCACGGATAGAGCGGGTGTCGTGTAGTCGCGTCATGGTTCTTAGTCCTTGGCTCGTAGCTTAGGGTTGAGAATGAAAGCAAACCGTGCGGTAGTCCGTGCCTGTTTCACGGCCTCATTCTACTTTTCCGGCCTCAATGGCATCTAGACAATGCATGAGAGACATTAGTTGCTGTTGCTCAGCCTGAGCCTTCATCCTCTGCGTTGCGCTAAGTTTAGGCGTGCTCATGTACGTTTATCCAATCATTCTGTGCGCTGAAGTTCTACAGCGTGTAAACGTGCGCTGTCTGTTCTACGTTCAAACGGTTGACAAGTTGGTATGCCTCAAGCTGGGGCAGACCCCGCAACGGGGAGTAACCTACACCCGCTGCCCGGTAATGTTCCTCTGTAAAGGACAGGGTAATCTGTAACCCTGTCGAAACACTGCGACGTGTGAATGTCTTGTATCCCATATAACCGGCCCTCCTTTGGACCTTTGTGTGCGCTGTTGCGCTGATAACTACATGCTGAGGTATAGCTCTGCGGTTGCCCGTTCGAAGTCTTCTGGTGACATTCGCAGGATGGCCGGAAGCATCACCGCTGCTCGTTCTAACTGTGGCGTCCATCCTTCTTTATCGACTGCACGCTGAAAGTCTTCAGTTAGGCCGGGCGAGAGGTTCGTGGGTATCTCCCTGCGACCTTGGATGTACGGCTGTCTATCCATCGGACCGCTCTAAATTCACAGTCCACACCGGGTCTGTTGTGTCGCCAAACCTAACAGTTGTAATCGACTTGTCACTGTGCTCTACGGTACCTATCTTACCTGTATGTTTGCCAGAGGTAACCGTTACCTTATCGCCTTTCGTAAATGGTTTTGTCATTTCAGGTTCACCCCGTTACGAATCAGCTTTGTACTCTGACACCTAACCGTCTCAGTTTCATAGACGCGGTACCGTGAGACGCTCTGAAAGTCACCTGTCAGCCGTTTGATGTCCTCGGGTTCGGGTTGCTTATCAAGTGTGTATTCCTGTCTGGCAGAATGTCCGCTCCAGAGTTTCCCATTGACGGTGATACGGTATGCAGTTGTGTGTGAAACGTTCACTGTGACACCTCCGGGAGTGCGCTGTATGCCACTACTCGCCAAGGCACAAACGTACCGTTTACGTACTCATCCAATTTGAATCCGTTAGCACGCATCCAAGGGAACAATTCTGCCAGACTGCTAAAGACAGGTGACTGTGCGCTGTGCTCTGTATCGGCAAGGAATGTGCCTGTCTTACCTGATAACCTGTCTGTACATTGAACGTTTACACGGTATTCCATTGTCTTATCCTCCCGCACTGTATCGCCGTGTGCGCTGCGTCTAGTCTTACAACTCGACCATCTGTACACGAGTTTCCCCCGGTTCCGGCTCTAAATCGGGAAAATACTCCTTATGGATAGTTCCGCTTTCCCATATGTTGAATGTGTTTAGCTCCGCATCGCGTACAAGAAAATAACCGTCACTTGTTTGTTTTACTACAACACTTTGCGCTGGAAGGGTGGATAGCTTTTGAATCAATTCTCCCACAGTCATACGCTTGTACCTCTCGTCTATCGGTAAGGGGGAGGGACGGGGAGTTATTGGAACCTCCCCGCGCCAATTCGTTTACATTGATTCTTCACAGTCCACACAGACACCATAAGACATATCGCGGTCTGTAGCTCCACACTTACGACACGCCTGTACCTCTGGCAACGGTGCGCTGTATGCCTCAAGTTGCACCGCGATACGTTCGATAGACGCGAAGGGTACAACGTGGCAACCGGCGTATACGGTACCGTCCGCTGTAATCCTGTCAATGCGGTAATGCCCTAAGTGGCAGGTATGGCCGTTTGTATGCCAATCCTCCCCGCGTGCCATAACAGAGCGAACTAGAGCCAAACCTCGCACAGCATGAGACATAGGGAAGTTTGCGCCGCGTGATGTTTCGACGGTATCGCCAACAATCCGCAGGTATGTGCTGTCATAGGAATACCCCGGAATTGAAACAGACTCCCCGCGCATCCATGCCTGTAGAAGTTCCACTGCCAAGCGTGCGCGGTTTGTGTTCTCCCAGCCATATCTGAGGTTTTCACCCTGTTTTGCTGTACCGTCCCATTGCGCTGATACGTCCGCGTGCTCTGACATCCACTGTGTAAGCTCTGCCAGTGCGCGTGCATCGCGCTCTTTCAACTGCCGCGCACGCTTTGCTTCACTGTGCTCTGTTGCCAGTGTCTCTGCGTGCTCTGTGGTACCGTCCCAACGTGCGGCATACTCGGGGTTACGTTCCATCCATTCTTGGATACGTTGCTTGTATTGCTCTGCCGTTGCTTCACGGTTTACCTTTGCGATACGTGCAGCTTCTTGCTTTGCTTTGCGTCCCATATCCTTCGCTGCGTCTACGGACGGGGGAATAGTGGGAAGCTTGCGGGATTCAATACGCGCACGTTCTGACAATGCGGGGAGTCCGAAGAACTGCACGAACCTCAGAAGCTCATTCCGCTCCGCGTGCGCCTCGTCAAGGTGTCTCTGTATCACTGTCGTCAGACGTGCGCCTAACGCATCCTGTACGCGTGTCTTGACGTTGCTCTGGTACGCTGCAATGATTCGTTCGCAGTCCAATGTCCCGTTGCTATCAGGGAGCATAGAACGGTTCAATGGAACGTAGAAGATTACAGCATCGGAGGGAATCGCACGGCGCACTGTGCTAACGTGTCGGCCAGTGGTAGGTCCATAGCTGTCAGTTGTGAATAGGATGGCAGCCTGTCCGCGTTTGTTTTGGACGTGTGCAGCTATAGGGAAGTGTGAGCCGTACGAATAGATAACGCCATCCGCAAAGTAAAAGTTACCCTGTGCATTGCGTGCGCTACCCTGCGTCTTGTGTGCCCAAAGATGCGGAATCTCCGCAATATCGTAGACTTGCTTCTGGCGTTTGCCTGTCTTTGGGGTACGTGCGAGAGGATTATTACGTCCGTGCGAGTTACCGCTGTATTGTCCGTACATTGTGTTTACTCCCCGCACTGTTATCGCCGTGCGTCACGTTTAGGATGTTTTGATGGTATCGAATCGTTGCCAAATTGTCAAGAACTATTATTCTGTCTCGTCCTCGTCTGTGTAGAACTCCGATACCTTACGCTCTGAGAGGTTCGCATTGATACCGTCCGAGATTCCAGCGTCAAACGCGTCCCAACGTGCCTCTGAATTACGGGCAGAGTTGAACGCGTGCGCCGTGACCTCAAACGGGGAGTAGTCGCGAGAGTTGGACTCGCACGTAGACGCGTAATCCTGCATGATGTCCGCGACGTTATCAGGCGTAACCGTTACGCGTCCTGTGGACTCTGTAAAAAGCTTTGCGCCTAGTTCGGGAATATCTACCCATGAGGCACAGTTATAACCGCGTTCAAACCCCTATTCGTACGCATCACGTACGCTACCTTTGCGGTATGCCTTGGCGCCTGTGGCCATTGTCTTCTGTGCATCGTGTGTCATGTTAGTAACTCCCCGCACTGTGAGCCGTGCGTCGCGTGTTGATGATGTCTAGCACGTTGCCATATAGAACGATGCAAACTGGCGCAGCATTGACTTGGAATCGAATGTTCCGCTTCCAGTTTGCGACCGGAAGTGTACGTCACGTTCGCCGATATGCTCGACACGGTACAGCTTGCCAGTCTTCAGATAGGAGCACGGGGGAACAGATTCGAATACTACCGTATCCCCTACCTGTAAGCTCTCGACTGTCATGGTTTATATCCTCCCCGCGTCTGTCATTCCTCTACAATACAGACGTAATGCATACAAGTCAAGAGAAAAAAGCGATGGTTTACTTCAGAACTGGAACCTATAGACGTACGCCGCTAGTGCGTCCGCAGATACTGGCTCGTAACCGTACACCAAAGGTCGTTTGTAACCGTAATATAGTCCTGTGTCTGTTGCGTACCATATACGGCAACGTGTGCCGCAAAGGGTAAAGCGTACCTCAGCATCTTGCGAACGTGCAAGCTTAGCACGTTTGGCTTCGATTCGTTCTGCTATGGTCTGTAGTGTCATAAAAGGTTATTCCTCCTCTGGCCATCCAAACTCAAGACGCGTGTGCAAGTCTCGTACGATGTCATACGCGTCAAAATACGCTTGTTCCTCTGGGGAATTTCCAAGTTCCGCGACTGCCGCAGACCAGAGACGATTCTCCACCCGTACCAGAGCGTCTATCACTTCCCAAGATTCTCCCCCACCGTTGAACGCATCACAGATGTTCTGAGGTTCGTACATTGTCTTACACTCCCCGCACGGATTACGCGCCGTGCGTCGCGTTTGTCCCTATTATGCCTGTGATTCGTACCGTGCTAACCGCGTCTTCATGTTCTCCACACGTAGACGGCTAACGGCTGCCATTGCTTCGCGTCCCATTGCTTCGTGACGTGCTGCCCACTTTTATTCAAGTTCGATGTCGGCTTTGAGTTGAGCAACCATGTACAGTGCGTTTGTCATTCCTCTACAGTACATACGTATTGCATACAAGTCAAGAGAAAAATTACATTATTTTTCTGTGCGCCGTGCGTTGTACGAAAGCGAAGAAATACCGTGCGCGTGACCCGTTGGCGTTTTTTGGTTTGCGGTAACCGTATTGCCTTGCTTCCATCAGCACGCGGCTTACCTGATTAGAGTCTAGCCTGTGGAAGTCTGCGTTTAGTTCGCATCCAATGGCGGCCATTATGTTGCGTGCCTCATAGAATCCCATTTTCCTACGCTCTGCCATTAGCTCACCCTCCGACCTTGATAGCTTTGAACGTTTCTAGAGTCATTTGTCTTGTCTCCCTCGCTTGCATTGTCAGAGTACCAAACCCTTGCCAACTTGTCAAGAACTATTTTCAAAGTGTTTTGTAATTCGTTGGACGTATCAAATACGCTCAATCCGGCCATTGATTAGGAGACGCGTACAGGGTACAGACCTACCGAAGCATCCACACGATATGAGGGTTCTTACCGTCCAAGGTGTAGTGGACTTCTGTACGGACTGTAAGGTGCAACACGGCAGCTAAGCCAAAGCATAGAAGGGTAGCGATTACGTACAGTCTGTTGATTGTCATTTATCTCCCCTTGCGTATCAGTTACGCTTTACCTTAGTTGAGCGTGTGAGAGCTTGCCTACTCTCACAGGATGGTTCACCATCAGGTCGATTCCCTAAACGCTACTAGCTAGCCTGTTATAACCGCTTACGTACGAATCGAATA